CGCTCAATCGACTCGACTAAGCACGTGCCTGTATAAAATTTATCGCCGGTTGTATTGCCCTCAAAATAAAATTTAATCGTGACCGATGCACCTGCTGTCAAAGCCGTTTGCGCTGTATCACCCTCGTCTAAAAAACAATCGCACGAACCTGACCACTCAGTTGTGCCAGTTGCAAAGGTTTTTGCGCTATCTGATAGCTTGGTGGTTTCGATCGTGCCTGCGCTCTCGCTCAGTGACCATGATTTTAATTCGCCCATTAAATCTGAGCCGATGTGTATAAGACCCTCTGAGCCAGTATGTGTTGCCATTTTTATTACTCCTTATCAGTGTTAATTGTTTTTTGTTGTTTGGCCGGTTTTTGATCAAGTGACCAACCGCGCACTTGTGCATTTGAAACTTGTGATGGATGAACCACAATCGGCTCTGACCCACTCTTATACATTGTTGGCATATTGCCCCCTTTTATTAACTTATTAAAGTTTCAACATCTGTTTTATCAACCCTATATTGGGCAATAAATCGCATTGTCATTAAGCCAATTGGCTGCTCGGCCTCTCCGCTTAGTGCAATATCCATGCTTTCATAATTAAAACTCTTACACTTGCCATTTAACGTAGTATCAGCACTTGCAAACAAAGCACTTTCCACCTCTGCGCCTATGGTGTCNTCTGTTTTATCAACCCTATATTGGGCAATAAATCGCATTGTCATTAAGCCAATTGGCTGCTCGGCCTCTCCGCTCAATGCAATATCCATGCTTTCATAATTAAAACTCTTGCACTTGCCATTTAACGTAGTATCAGCACTTGCAAATAAAGCGCTTTCCACCTCTGCGCCTATGGTGTCTAAGGTGTTATCCAAATTAACAGATTGCTTTGCGCGTGCCTCAATAACCACGTTTAATATGCGCATTTGCTTGTTGCCACTTTCCTCGCCTAAATCTTCATCTAGCGTGTAAATCGTTAATGCCGGCAATAAGTGTGCCGAAGCTGTATCGTAGGCTCTATTGGCAAACACATTCGATCCGGTGGTATTCAACCCCGTCAATGTGGTTTCTAATTGCTCTCTAATTTGTTGCCTTGCGTGTGCCATTATTTATATTTGTGTTTCTAACAATAAACTGGTCAAACCAGTGCCATCTGGCTGAATGCCAACCACCTTGAACGAGTTGGCTTCAATATAATCATCATTTACATAATCGTTTGAGTTCTGCAGATAAAAATCAGTTATTAAGTTTGAGTCGATTGTCACAATATCGCCGTGAGCAAATAAACCTGCATCAATACTACTAACGATAAATGTTGGGGTTTCTGACTCAATCCCATATACATCACTAAAAGGGTTTTCAAAAATTCCATTAACAGAAGAACTATTAACCGTGCCGCTATCGGCTAATTCGGTTTCGTCTAAAAATTCTGTTAAATCTTCTGTTAGCATGGTTTTTTTGAAAACTCTCTTGGTTTAATAAAGGGTGCTAGTTTCCCAACACCCTAATTAACTTATGTAGTCGCGTCTTTCATTGCTGCAAAAGACTCGGCGTGGCGTACTGCCACGTCAACATCTTGTAATGCAACGACTCTGACCGTACCTGAACTTGAACCCGTTGAAGTATCAACATTGATGTCAATACCACCCCAAGTACCAATAATCAAGTCATTCCAGTTACCGTAAACGATTGCCGAACAAGTTGATGTTGAGCCTTTAGTCAAGTTTGATGGAACTTGATTAGAAACCGCCGCATNCTAATTCGGTTTCGTCTAAAAATTCTGTTAAATCTTCTGTTAGCATGGTTTTTTTGAAAACTCTCTTGGTTTAATAAAGGGTGCTAGTTTCCCAACACCCTAATTAACTTATGTAGTCGCGTCTTTCATTGCTGCAAAAGACTCGGCGTGGCGTACTGCCACGTCAACATCTTGTAATGCAACGACTCTGACCGTGCCGCTTGATGATCCCGTTGATGTGTCAACGTTAATATCAATGCCGCCCCAAGTACCAATAATCAAGTCATTCCAGTTACCGTAAACGATTGCCGAACAAGTTGATGTTGAGCCTTTAGTCAAGTTTGATGGAACTTGATTAGAAACCGCCGCATTGTAACCACGTAGCGTGTTGTTATCTGACCAAACATATTGGCCAGTGCTTGATGCTTTTTCAGTTTGTAACAACTTACCACGCACTTTAGCGTTAGTTAAGTAACCCAACGCACCTAAATCAGCGTTATCCGCCGCAACTGCTGACTCTAAATCGACAATGTCTTTCCAATCTGGCGCTGCGCCATTTGTACCACCAACAACTGAACCAATACCGGCAGTATTTAACACACCTTTTGGCTGATTTGATGAACCCGTGCCGTTAATCGCTGCTGAATCAATTGCTAATGCAAGTGATGTTGCAAGATCATTCCTCACAAACGCCTCAACATCTAAAGATGATTGAAGTAACATTTTGCGAGAAATGTCAGACATTGAACCAACTGTCTTAGGTGACATTGTTACTTGATCAAACGCTGCTTGTGACTCTGTGACTGCGCCTGACTCAGCTACCCAGTAAGAAGTCGCACCACCAGTTTGACGTGGAATAGCAATGTTACCAACAAGATCACTCATCATTGTTGCGCCCAGACCGACCGTGGACATGCGATTTCTCATCATTTCAATGAAACTGCCTGATAATAAATCAGTTGCAACGGTATGACCACCTGCTGTTGATGTTGTAACGTTTAAATCACGCATTAAAACGTCTGTTGGGATATAAAAACCCTGCGCACGTTTGCCCAATTTTGATGCCATGCCATCTGACATTTCACGCTCAAAACCTGCCTCGTTCCAGTTGCCCGTCACTAACGCATTAACCGCACGTACAATTGAAAAATCGCCAATCTCGGCATCACTCATGCCAATTTTAGTATCTTCAATCGCAGCTTGTGCCGGTTGGTTTTTGTTGATTGACTCCAATGCAACGCCACGAAACTCGTCCATTGAGCGGTCATTTCTCTTAAATTGAGCGCCAATTTCTTTAAGTTCCGGGTGTTTTGATACGATTGCATCAATTTCTGCTGATCTTTGGCGGTCTGCTGCCACTGCATCGCGGCCAACTTGTACGGCATCGATATTTGTTGTATTTTCTGTTGTCATTTTGACTTCCTTATTTTTAGTTTTTAAATTAGTAATGGTGGTCACATTCTCACCATCAGACGATCTAGCAACACCAATTGAGTTGTCCGCAGGCACACTCACCACGCTCACCTCATACGGTTGCCAAGATGTAGCCACAAACGTGTCTAAATCACCCTCTGATCGCGACTCGTCTAATTCCATTTCATTGATGCGATAACCCACCGAAATGTTTTGACGGATGCCATCCATTACGTCTGTAAATATCTCTTGAGCGCGTGCTGATTTAGAAAAACGCACAACGGCCGTGCCACGCTTTCCATCCACCGAAGCACTTTCCACTCGGCCAATCTGATCGCTTGTGTCATGATCCATCAACAAGGGTGCGCCACCGTTCAAACGTTCCAAATTGACGGATTTAGGCGAGTGATCTAACACTTCCATCCCAAACCACCTTTCAACTGGCATATCACTTGAAAACGATAAATTTACCGTTCTTGCATCTTCATCAATCGCGCTGCGATCTAAAATAAAACTGCGGTGTAAATCACCGGTTTTAAGTTTTTTATTGTTCATTGCTTAATACCTCATTTAGAGTAATTGTTAAATTTAAGCCTTTAGATTTGGCCAATTCTTGCTCANTCACCCTCTGATCGCGACTCGTCTAATTCCATTTCATTGATGCGATAACCCACCGAAATGTTTTGACGGATGCCATCCATTACGTCTGTAAATATCTCTTGAGCGCGTGCTGATTTAGAAAAACGCACAACGGCCGTGCCACGCTTTCCATCCACCGAAGCACTTTCCACTCGGCCAATCTGATCGCTTGTGTCATGATCCATTAACAAGGGTGCACCGCCACCATTCAAGCGCCCCAAATCGACTGATTTTGGATCGTGAGATAAAATCTCATTACCAAACCAACGCTCGATAGGCGTATCACTAGAAAACGATAGATTTACCGTTCTTGACTTTTCATCAATCGCACTACGATCTAAAATAAAACTGCGGTGTAAATCACCGGTTTTAAGTTTTTTATTGTTCATTGCTTAATACCTCATTTAGAGTAATTGTTAAATTTAAGCCTTTAGATTTGGCCAATTCTTGCTCATAAGCTAGTTGATCATAAACATCCTCAATATCGCCGCCCTGCTCTGCAATAATGTCACTGGCTGTTTTGATACCTGCCTGGACTGCTGAAACGCCGGCTTGAATATCCTTAACGGGGTCGACCCATTGCCATGCCTTTGGCTGCCAACGAACCTCGGTTAATTTGTCATAATTAACCATATCTAAACCCAAAGAGCCATTAAGCAATTGCATTGATAACCACTGCTCATAAATACGTGTCATAAAATGCTGAGTCATCCAGTTTTGCTTGACACGCCACTGGTCGCGCTCTTCAATCGTGCCGGATCTGATCGAAGAAAAACTAACCCCCTCTAAATCACTGGCCAAACTGTTATAAGCCACGCCCAAACCACTAGCAATACCACGCAAAATAGCCTTATTAAAATCTTTAAATGCTGATGTTGGATGGGTTGGATCAAACGCTTCTGCTTTCATGCCGGCGGGTAATTGGTGGCCAATTCCCGGCTCAATATCCATAAGCAATGAACCATCGTCTGCTTCATCACCAATAAACGAATCACCGGCCTCTGAGGTGTAAAAAATCATNGAACTAGCGCCAACTCTGGCCGCCACNAGTTCAGCTTCTTCATACGCGCCCAACATTTGCAAGCGTGTCATTGCACTNGCCAACCAAGTTGCGCCCCTGATTTGCTCAGGGCGTTCGCCCATAAATGCATGAATAATATTACTGGCTTCGACTCGCTCCGCCCTTGCTGCGGCCGTGGCCACATTGTCAGGGTTGATTAATAAATGATAAGCCATCGGTTTGCCGGTAATATCAAACTCAATACCCATGCGAATTACTGCACCATTGCCCAAATCTTTGTTTAAGTTTTCATCAAGGCGGTTAATGTCTAAAAATTGCAGCTTAAATCCAAACTTAGAATCATCATGAATAATGCGGCAAAGCACCTCGCCATCCCTTGCTGCGCTTTCTATAAATAAACGCTGCATCTCAACAAAAGATGAGCGGCCATCCCACGCACAATTATTAGCTTTTGACCATTGCAGCCATGCTTGCTCAACAATACGGTTTGATTTTTGGTCTAATTTGCCGCGGTTAGTTTTACTTTTAACCTGTAATAATATTCCTTTAGCACCGACCACATTGCTAACAACCATTTGTAAATATTTTTTTGCGTAGTCATTGTTAATACTTAAATCACGCGCTCGCGCTCTAAGCACTTTGCCGCCGGCTTGTAAATCTTTATTAATGTTTTGCTGTGTGGTTGTCCAACTGTTAGTCAAACGATCAATCTTTGCAGCGGCATATTGACGGCGCATTGTTTGCTTTCTTTTTGCTTTGTGTTTTTTAAAAAAATTTAAATCCATAATTTAAAACCTGACCTTAACAATACCGCTGTGGCCTAGGCCATTACGGATGCGCTCGGCACGAGTTTCGCGCACATATTCGGCGCGGTATCTATCACGCAATAAAATTAAATCAGCAATTGGAGTGCGGCCTAGTGATCGGCCTTGTATTGAGTAACTTTCTTGATCCTTAGAGGCGCGTTTTTCAATAATCGCCTCAATCGCATCAAGCACTTTTTTTACATGGCCTCTAGGGTCAGTTGCAGCCGCATCACGATTGGCTTTAGCTTCCCATGTGCCACTGTCAACGGTAATGCGCTCGTTATCTGATGATCGTACAATGTATGCTTGCCAATGATAAATGCCGGCGGTATAAGCTGCGGTTGCTGCCTGACCCACTTCTACAATATATTCGCTGCCTGACTCACTTGCGGTAATTGTGATTTCTGTTGCTGTGTTTTCTAATCGTGCTGAGTATTGGAGTGCATAAGATGCCGGCGCATAATCTGTGCCCAAGTCGGTGCGCTTCCACGCCAGGCGATCACCAACAATAAATGTGCTTGGTTCTGTTTCTGCATAGTTTGCAGAATCAAACAAATTTGCCATAAAATCCTATATCTAGTGTTTTTTGTGTGCCGTAAGCACTACATCTAGTAATTAGATTAGTAACTTTTTCTGAATTGTCAACCCCAATTTCATTTTATTTATTTATTTTGCAAATAGTTGTTGACAGTTTGGTTTTTTATAGTATACTATCACCAACAACAACAAAAAAGGAGTTACACAAATGGCAACAATTAAATATGCAATTAAACAGATGGAAAAACTAGGTACAGTTATTGAGAATAATGGCTTTTTTACTGTTCAATTTAACGGCTATGATCTTGAAGTTTCTAAAAATGGTACATACGATGAGATTGCGACTATATATCTCAAAAAATCTAGCATGAATGATGATTTAATGACTGACTACCATGCAGGATCGTTTTATAAAAATATAGGCCAGGCAATTAAATCAGCAACTTATTGCCAATAAAAAGGAGAAATAAAAATGAAAAAGCATAACCAAAAAATTACACTAGATTATTTATCAAAATGGTGGTACTCAATTGAAGATGGTACTCAAACTTACCAAGGTGAGAACATCACATCTATTTCAGACTTAATGGAAAACAGTTGGTATTACTTACATACATCTGACTCGGGGTCAATCAAATTGAACAGGTACACATTAATACTAACAGACAAAATTGTCAAGGTTGAATGGTAATGAAAAAACTATCAGAAAAATCAAGGCAAACAAGAATCGACACCGCCACCGAATGGAATAAAAACATCAATCGTGTGGTGGTGTCATTTAAACCGGATGATCAGCAATATTATCAAAAATGGTGTGATCTGCCAGGCAAAAACAACCTAGAAAAAATCAAAAGATTGCTTGATCAATTACCAACGTGAGGCAAAACCAGTGTTTGCCCTTTTCCGGCGTGCAATTGGTTGATAGTTTTGCTGTGACTTTTTGGGTTGGGTTTCTATTATTTGTTTGATGTTTTCAGCTTTATTGGCAAACATATCTTTGGTTAATGGCTGCACGGTATCCTCTAAGGTTTGCCAATCGCGTTGGCTAAACTTATTCATGCCTAAATGGTAAGCTGCTGCCAAACTGTAAACACTACAATCAAGCACCTCATTGCGCACGTGTGATGGCTTAACCCACTCTTTGCGTGGAAAACCTTTGTGGTATCTAGTAATTAATTTTTCTGATGATATTTGCTCGTAAAACTCATCGGGTAACTCATTTGAAAAATGCATAGAGCCTGCACCGGATTTAATATTAAATTTGCCATAAATAATTTCTTTGGCGGTATCAGTACCCACCGGCCACAATTGAACGCCATCCTTTAACGTCTTACCGCTAAAAGTAACATCAACACTTGATGGCTTTGTTATTACCGGCTTATTGCGTACTGACGAACCTTTAATAGCAATGATGTGACGATAACGCCTAGTGCGGCAAAAGTCATAAACTCGCTGCGTGTGATGGCCTCCGGTATCAATAGCGGCAGCACTAATCTTTATACTTTCACCACTCGCGTGCTGCAAGTCTTTTTGTAAATATTCGTCTAATTCATCCCATAATGCAGGTGAGGATGGATCACCATAAAACACATGATAATCAATTGCCCACTGTTGACCGTCTTTGCCGTATGCCCATAACACAACCTCAAGGCGGTTGTCCTGCGTATCAACGCCGGCCGTTACTAATAATCCGCCCATTGGCACGGTGCGTAGTGGGTAGGCTTCGGCCTTTTTCTGCAAATCATCTTGCGACACTCTATTGGCTTCATCGTCCCAACATTGCCCCAATGTTGTATTTATGAACGTCTTTAGAAGATGAGGATCACGCTGTGCATCCAACCACTTGATTACTAGATTTGCCCACGACTCCCACGGTGAGTAAAGACTAGAAATATGATAACTGCGGCGTGTGTCACGGTAATTATTCTCAGGTTTGGTGGCTACCCATTCACCGTGTTGCAACATGGCTAGTTTATCGCTTTCATTAATCACCCCTGCACAATGTTCGCATGCATAAAAAGCAGTTTCTGGCCGGTGAACTTTGTTCTTGTCCTTATCCCATTTAACGTTTGACCAAATCAACTCTTGCATGGTGTCACAATGTGGACACGCAACGTGATATTTGCGCTGATCGCCTTTTAAAAATTCACGCTCAACCGCGCTCACATCTTTAACCGTTGGCGTGCTTCCCATTAATATTTTTCGGCGTGCAAATGTCTTTGTTCTATTAATGGCCAACTCTATCGGTGAGCCCTCACCCTCTAAATCATAAGGGTAAGAATCTATTTCGTCCATGAGTAAAAAACGAACTGGCACAGATCGAAGATCAGCAGCCGAATTAGCGCCGGCAATAAATAGCACACCACCATCAAATGCTTTTGATAAGGTTGTATTGTTAGAATCTCGCGCACGTGCATCGGCAACCAAACCTTTAAGCACTGGCATATCTTTAATCATGGTGGCTAGTCGTTGTTTGGAATATCGTTTAGCCAAGTTTTGAGTGGGTTGGATCATCATTAC